GCCCTCGCGATCACCCGTCACGAGAAGCCCGGTCCTGCCGTCCGCCCTTGAGACCGCATCGCCGCAGAACTCAAGGCGCATGTACGCGTCGGAGTGGTGCGCCATGTGGCACGGTGCGCAGAGAGGCACCTGGTTCGCGAGGTCAGTCGCATCGCCCCCGCGGGACCGAGGCACCTTGTCGTGGTACTCGATCATCGAGGGGTAGACGAGGCGCACCTTCGCACCGTCGACCACGAAGACGCGGGAGTGGAAGGGCTCGCCGAAGGACGCTCCGCACCACGGTAGAGAGCAGTACGTCTGTCCAGCGCGCTCCTCCACGGCCCCACTCCTTCGTCTCGGATGTTGGGGCGCGTGTCTCCGGGCGAAAGGAAGAGGACCGCCGAGATGCGACGGCCCTCTCCTGATCGCGTATGTGGACGGACTACAGTAACGCCCTCAAATCTTCGGTCTTGCTCGTCACGCGGAACTTGATGCCGCGCCGCCTCAGCTCGTCCATGATCTCCTTGCGCGACGTCGGCTTCTTCTCCTTTACGCCCGTGAGCCTGCGATACTCCTCGATCGGCACGCGCGCGCCCTTGGGATGCGCGAGGCTGCGGATGCCCGTGACCGGGTCGGTCCGGTAGAGCCGTCTGTCGATGACGACCGTCCTGCCCATCGTCTCGTCCTTCCTCTCGGGTGGTTCATACGATGCGCGCGGTGTCTCCGGGACCGTGGCGACGATACGCTCGAAGACGCACGCGTAGCGGTCGATGGTGACCGCCCGCCTCTGAGCCTCGGTCACCGTGACGGCGCCCGCCTCGTCCAGTCCTTGCCTCATGTCCGCAAGAGACGCGATGTTCGCGCCCACGCCGCTGAAGTCGATGGGCGTGTTGTAGCCGAGAGTCGGGATCCCCGCCGCCGTGTAGTCGCTCGCCTTGTTCGGCCAGGCGGCTTGAGCGTATCGCCTCGCCGCCGACGTGCCGTGATGCGACCACGCCTGCAAGCCGACCGAGTACCGGGCGATCTCGCGGTAGAGCAGCGAGGCGGGCACGGGGTCGTGCCACACGACGCCGTCGTAGTCCCTCGTGCTCGTGGTGCAATAGGCGTGCATCTCGTATCCGGCGTCCTGGACGGCCTCGAAGACCTCGTGCAGCGCCTTGTAGCCATACCTCCCGTCGCGCGCCGAGCGGGGCACCAGGCCGCCCACGTAGACGCACGTGCGGGGGATCGGCTCGGGACGCTCGAAGTCGATCTCGTCGGCCGGGGCGAAACCGGGTACCCACCGGGCCTGAACGCCGTAGCTCTCGTACAGCCACACCGCCGATGCCACACTGCACACCAGCACGGCGTGGGCGCCACGGTAGAAGTCGCGTTCCTCGTCCGAGGTCTGCCCCACCCTCATGCCCGCCACGTCGCCCGCGAGCACGACGTAGGGTATAGGCCTGCGTCGGCTGCGTGTGGAACAATCCGGACGCTCCAAGACGATCAGGAAGTCCGCCTTCCCGCGTTCCCGTACCTCGCAGAAGCGCTCGAACATGCGGACGTACTTGTGCGTCGAGCCCTTCAAAGGACGGCGGAAGGACGGCGCTACGAGGCGGGCTTGTAGACGAGGAAGCACTTCCGGCAGAACCGATGGGGCTTCCCGCTGTAGAGTTCGAGCTGCCGCTGCCATACCTCGCGTATCCCTTCCGTATAGTGGCCGATGACGGCCTCATCGCCCCAGTCCGTGCAGCACAGGTTGACCTGACCGTCCGCCCTGACCACCAGTCGCGTGTAGGGCTGGATGCAGGGGTTGTGGATGCCCGAATCCGGCACCTCGCGGGCCTTGGACACCTCGGGCCGTGCCTTGGCGATGTCCACGCGCTTTCGCCAGAACCGCACGGATGTCTCGATGTTCTTGCGCGTCTCCTGCGTCTCCAGAAGTGCCACGCGGGTACGGGTATCGCCTTTGATGCGCTGGAACGCCTCGATGTTGCGCTTCACCGTCTCGAACGAGAGCGGCGGGCGTATCGCCTCGAACACCTCGGGGATGTGCGAATCGACCGAGTAGCGGATCTCGTTCGGCTCGGCTGCTGCGATGTCGAGCGCGAGTGAGCCTGAGAGCAGCGATGCGTTGGTGGCGAAGCTGACCTCGTGACCGCGCTCTTTGGCGTAACGGATGCCATCTGCGAGATGCGGCCACAGAAGCGGCTCTCCGTACCACTGCGGCTGCACCTCGAGCGCTTCAGGGAAGGCGTCTATCACGGACGTATAAAGCTCCCACGTCATATCCTCGCCGCCCGGACCGTGCCCGCAGAACACGCACCGGGCGTTGCACCGCGACGTGACTTCCAGCTTCAGGATGCGCGGGTCCACGGCCCCTCCTGTGTCAGGAAGGGGCGGCCCTCGTCGGAGAGCCGCCCCTTGTCGCTCGACTTCGATGATGCGGCGATCTAGCTGTGGTCCTCCGTCTGGACCTCGCAGAACGCGATCGGACGCGGTACCCCGAACGCTCCACCGAAGCTCGCCATGACGGCGACGAGACGCTTCAGGAAGTCGTCCTCGTTGGAGTCNGTGAAGCTCAGGGCCACGTTGNNCCAGATCCAGAGCTTCGCCTGCCTGTAGTCACCGATCAAGGGGTTGTGCTCGGGAAACGCGACGTGCACGGCCGGGACCATGCCCCATATCGTGCGGGGGCCCGGTGCGTTCGGTCCGCCGTTGATGTAGTTCTTGTTCTCATCCTTGGTCAGCACGTGCCGCTCCCAGTCGTTCGGGTGCAGACCGATGACCTGAGGCTCGATCTGACCGAGGTTGGCGACGCGGATGGCCGTCATACCACGATGCACCGTGTCGGCGAAGTGCTCGTCGCCCTTCCCCTCGTCGTGGGAGACCGAGAGGATGTCGTCGGTGTTGTACAGGCCCGTGAAGTCGGTGCCCTCGCCATCGCCGGATATGATCAGACGCTGGACCTTGGCACGCAGGCCGTCGAGCAGCTCCTGGTTGACCAGGGTGCGCAACTGGCCCTCGTCCTTCAGCGCGCGCTTGGTGGCCTTGTGGTAGTGACCGACCTCTTGGATCTGGGCGCTCTTGGTGTCCCACTCATAGTCGGACTCGCTGAACGCCACACCCTCGGCCGCCGAACCGGCGTTGTCGTCACGCAGCGTCTGCACGACCCATTCGACGATCTCAGTGTCGCAGGTGCCGATGGAGATCAGATCAAGGATCGTGATCGTCTCGATCGGCTTCCTCTGCATCACGGCCGCGTCGCGCTGTGGCTGCAGCGGGTAGTCAGCACTCGTGAGCAGGGCCTTGACCTCCAGGGCCGAGCTCGTGACCTCGACTCCGTTGGTCTGCCCGATCCTGGCCTTGTCGGAGTCGAGCTTCTTGCTGCCCTTGAGCTCGGTGTAGACGTCACTGCGGAGCAGCGTGTCGCCCCACCCCAAGGGTTCGGAGGGAGTCTCGGGCCGCGGCGTATCCGCGAACGGACTCTGCGCCTCCTCGCCGTTGCCCATCAGACGCCTGAGGTGCTCGTCGAGGGCCTCGATCTCGTCGCGCAGACCGTCGTACTCACGGGTCGCGGCTTCATACTTCTCGATGAAGTCCGTCGAGTTGACCGTCTCTTCCTTGACGGCGTCGTCGATCATCCCGTCGTTGTGCGCCTTGAGCTCTGTGGCCCGAGTACGCTTGGCCTGCAGTTCCGCACGCGCGGTGCGGATGGCCTCTTTATTCATGTGCCTAAACCTCCTCGAACCGTGCGCGCAGGACTTGCGCGACTTCCGTTGGGTCCATCGTGTCCGGCGTGTCTCTCGAGTCCTCGAGCATGACCTTGATCTCCTCTAGCCGGGACTCGAGCTCGGGCGTGAGCTCGACCGTCACCGTAGCCGAGGACTGCTCGGGCGGATCGGACGCCAGAAGCGCCTCCGGGACTCGCTTGAAGCCGAGCGCGGCGGCCTGCTCCGGTGTGATGCACGCGGCCAGCGCGAGTTCGGGTCCGAGCTCGTCGGCATACCCGGCCTCCATAGCCTCCTCTGCCGTGTACCAGCTCTCGGCCGCCATCGCGGCGTCAACCTCCTCGGGCTCGGAGCCGGACTTGGCGACGTATATCTTGGAGATCGTGTCGCGGAGCTTGTCGAGCACGTCGGCGGTCTTGCGCAGATCCTTCGAGCCGCCGATCGTCATCGCGAAAGGCTCATGGATCATGAACATGGCGTTGCGGGCGATGACGACCTTGTCGCCGGCGAGCGCGATGGCGCTCGCGATCGAGGCGGCGACACCGTCGATGTGGGTCGTGACGGTGGCCTTGTGGTCGCGGACGGTGTTGTAGATCGCGTGACCCTCGAACACGCTCCCGCCCCGCGAGTTGATGTGGAGGTCGATCTCGTTGGCGTCCAAGGCGTTGAGCTCGTCGGCGAACTGCTTGGCGCCCAGGCCCCAGAACGGGTCGATCTCTTCGTAGATGTAGACCTGTGCCGGCCCGTCGTCCTTGGCCTCGATCTCGTACCAGGGTGAGGTCGGCTTGGCCCTGATCGGGATGACGTTGTCACGCATGGCGATCCTCCTCCTCGTCTTGAGGGCCGATAGCCTCTCTCACGAGTTGCTCCGTTATAGCGTTCGCTGTCTGTGCGGCCCCTTCGGACACCTGTCGCCCGTCGAAGGCCCCCTTGGCGGCCGGCACCATGTTCACGGGGATGAGGGGCACGTCGGTGATGCCGGGGATGTTCATCGTCGGGAGATTCTCGAAGCCGCGGCGCTCGTCTATGGTCGATGTCGAGGACTGCTGCGCCATCAGGTACGCGCGCATGCGCTCCGCGATGTCGGGCCGCATCAGTTCGTTCATGTCGAACTCCACGTAGACGCCGTCCCAGGCCCCCTCCTCGTCTATCAGCTGGGCCTGCATCGTCTCCTCGACCATCGTGACCACCGGGCCGAGGGCGTCGATATAGAGAGCGCGGTGGAACTCCTTGGCGGATGCGAAGGTGGCGGCCTTCTCCCCGGTCCATCCGACGATCGACGGGGAGATGTTGTAAGCCGCGCAGCACTCGTCTCGGGACAGCTTGCGCTGCTCTATGAGCGCTAGATCGACGGCCGAGACCCCGATGGTCGTCACGGACGCGTCCCCGGGCAGCACCGCGAAGTCAGAGGCCTTGTGCGGGCCGGCGTACAACGTCTTGATCTGGTCGCGGACGTAGTCGCGGTCCTTCGGGTTGACGCCGCCCTTGAAGGAGAACGCCGCTCTGGGGGTGATCCCGTTCTGCAGGGACGCGCCCTGATAGGTCGTGGCGGCGTCCTCGAGCGCGAGCGTGCGCCTGAGCACCTCTACGGGGGACACGCCGCCGGGGAGCTCGTGGTAGACGACGTCTTCGGGAGTCAGCACGTGGATCCTGCCCGCCTCGTAGACGTGGTACTCGTGGATGTAGCCCAGGTCGTCCTCAACCGTGCCCACCCGGTTCCAGGGCACGGGCAAAAACCCCTTCAGGGTCGAGCGCTTGTTGTCGCGGAGCTTGACCTGCAGATGCCGGCCGTGCACGAACAGGTCGTAGGCCAGGCGTATCTTCCAGTCCCACGCCGCCCCGCGCTTGTACGGCTTGCGCACCATCTTCGCGGAGGGATGCGCACGCAGGCGCTCGCGCTTGTTGTCCGGTCCCATCTCGTAAGCCTTCATGGGCAGACGCGCGAGGGCCTTCATGAGCAGGGTCGAGACCGCATACAGCGCCGGCTGGCGTCGGTACATGAGGTCGTAGGTGGCGCTACGGGAGACGATGATCGTCTCTCCGGTCATCCTGTCGGTGTACTGCTCCACGCCGAAGAGGGGCACCGTGCCGCTCGAGGGGCTGGTGGTGAGGGTGCCCTCGAGACGGTCCAGCGCCTTGGCCGTCACCAGTGAGCCTTGGGACACGATAGTCGTCACTTATGCCTCCGTGGGTCCTATCACCTGCAGCCAGTCGACGTTGGCGCGCTCTATGACGGCCTCACCGTCCACCGATGTCGAGGAGCCGCCCGACAGGTACGCGGCGTGCTCCAACACGACACAGTCGCGGTAGACACGACTGAGCACCCCTTCGATCGAGGAGCCGGCACGGGTGTGCACGACGACACGCGAGCGTGCCGTCGCCTCGATATAGGATCGCGGCGTATGTCGACCGAACAGCCTCACACGTGCATCGTGGAGCCCGTGTCTCTCAGCCGGTGATGATGAGCGGCCCAGAGGACTGTAGGGCCTCCGGGTCGCTCTCGAGGACGAAGCTCGCCATCCCGCCCGCGATCGCGGAGTCGATGTAGCCCGCGTCGTCGAGCTTGCCCATGCGCCAGCCCCACGGAGGCCTCTCCTCGACCCTGACGTTGGAGAGGTCGGCGTGCACGCGTTCGTCGTCGGCGCGGATCCGTCCCGCCTGCAGGAGCCGGTAGAGCGTCTCGGCCACGGCGCACATATGCGCGTTGTCCTGGGTCATGGCCTCCACCGGATAGCCGTCCGCCTTCAAGCGGTTGAGCACCATCCACACGAAGGACTTGTCGCAGACGATCCGCACGACGTAGAGCTCCTCGCAGCACAGGCGCGTCCGCTCCTCGACCCCCGTGAAGTCGTCGTAGTCCATCTGCGCGCCCGGCTCCCAGATCCAGGGCTGCCAGTGGTGCACGCCCTCCTCGTCACGCTGCACGGCGACGAGCGCGCATCTGTCGCGGCGCGGGGCGACGTCGAGTCCCAAGACCACGGGGGAGGCCGGGTCGATGTCGGGGACATGTCGTATCTTCTGCACCAGCTCGAAGCCGAACGCCTGTATCAGACCCTTGGCCTGGGGGAAACGGTTCAGGTGGTAGCGCTCGAACTCCCATGGAGGCATGGACTCGAACGCGCGCCTGAGGCTCTCGACGGTCGCCCAGGACTGCGGGTTGGCCTTCTTCCACACCTTGGGATCGTCTATGTCGTCCTCGTCGTCGGCGCCGAACCACTTGACGTAGGCACGGGGGTCGCCCGCCGCCCGCTTGAGTAGGTCCCACAGAGGCCCCTTGCGCTCCGACCCAGCCGTCGAGATGGTGATGAGCAGGGAGTTGGGCTGGTGCGTCATGCCGGACAGGATCGCGTAACGCACGCTGTCGTTGCGGTGCACGTGATACTCGTCGATGATGGCGACCTGGGCGTGGATGCCCTGCACAGACCCGGCGTCCCACGGGACCGTGTAGAACCGCTGACCCGTCTCCTTGACGATGATCTCGCTCGTGCGCACATCGCACGCCGCGTTGAGCATCGGGTCCAAGAGCACCATCTTTCGCGCCTTCTCGAACAGGAGCTTGGCTTGCTTCTGGTTCCGCGCGATGACGACGTACTCGCCCTCGTGCACCGGCTCGAGGACCATGAGCGCCAGACAGAGACCCGCGCTGAGTTCGCTCTTGCCGCCATCGCGCGGGATGCCGAGCACGGCCTCGGAGTATGTGCGATCGCCGTTTCTGTCCCACGTCCCGAAGACCGGCTCGACGATGTGGCGCCGCTGGTAGTCCTCGAACCGGAACGGCTGACCGTAGAACCGGCCCTTGACCAGATGCAGGTGCTCGGCGAAGAAGCGCTCTATGAGCTCGGGACTCGCACACCCTGTCGGCGAGACCAAGGACCTGCGCCTGCGCCTCCTGCCCTCCTTGAGCGTGAGACCGTGGCGTCTCGCGGCCGCGCGGATCGCCCCTTCGCTTCGATCGAGCTTGCGCAGGAGCGTCGGCACGGTCACGCCCGATCTCAGTATCGCGAGCTCGTCGTCGGTCCAGCGCGAGGCCACGTTCATCGCCCTCTGCTGATGTCGTGCACCAGCCTCTCGCGGATGTCGAGGAGCATGCTCCCCCCCGCGATCTCTGCGAGCTGCTGGCGTATCCGAGCTTGCGGATTCAGGCCCAGGATGTCGGAGAGATAGCGCATCTGGTTCGCGGCGTCGTTGCGCATCTTGACCGCCGGGTTGACCTCGATGCGGACCTCTACCGCCCCCGTCTCCTCGTCCTTCTTCTCGTGACGCATGAGCGACCCGTGCTCGAGGATGCTCGCGAGCGCGTCCGCGTGTCCCTGGATCGCCGAGACGTACGCATGCAGGATGTAGAGGTCGGGCTCGCGGAAGTGGCGGTTGGCGGCCATCTCCCGTGTGCACACGCGCCATGCCTCGGCGGCGACAGGGGGCAGATCGTCCGGCGGCTCGATCGTGGCGAGCCCCTCGTCGACCTTCGCCAGACCCTGACTCGTCGGCGCCTTCTTCGTCTTCGCGTGACCTGTCTTATGCCCGACCGCAGGCTTGCGTCCTTTAGCCATCACGCCCCCTGAAGTTGTCGTCTAGAAGCTCCTTCAAGCCCGACCCGACGATCTCGAACCGAGGAGCGAGCTTGGGATGGGCGGTGAGCGATGCGTGCAGGAAGATACCGGCCGTCGTGTAGCCCTCGTTGACGACGCGGGCGTAGTAGTCGCCGCCGCTCGGTGCAGGAGGCACGGGCACGTCCGACACGTCCGGAGCGCCGACGAGCGTCGCCCTGGTCCGCCGGGATTGGAAGGCCCTCTGCCGGCAGGCATCCGAGCAGTACCGCCGCGGCCGGCCCGTCTTC